TGGGGATATCCTATGCCATACCCAACAGGCTCACAAGCTGCTTGTTTACAAGCTATAGGAAACATTAGTCAATGGTTACAAATGGATGCTGGAACATACACGTTGTCATTTAATGCTTGTGGTAGACCAGGATACAGTGGTGCTAATACAATAAATGTTTATTGTGGACAAAATAGTGCTGGTGGCAATAGTGAGCCACTAATTTATACATTTACACCGCCAACAACAGCTTGGCAACAATATACAACAAATTTTACTATATCTTCATCAGGAAATTATTCATTGAGTTTCTATGGAACAATTAATGATAATAATAATTCTACAGCTATTCAAAGTATTCAAATAAATAGTATTGGTTCTACAGGTAGTGGAAGTTATACGTATGAACAATGTCAAAATGCTGCTATTGACAATGGATATCAATATTTTGCATTACAAGGCGTGAATCAATCAACCTCTCAAGGATATTGCGCTGTAAGCAATGACCAACCATCAGCAACCAGTTTAGGACCTGGAATGGTTGCTAATAAACTAGTGCCTTTATGGTCTTCAAATACAAGTGGACAAACTGGAAACACCGCCGTATTAACAAACACAGGAATGTTATCTATTTTAAATACAAGTGGAACAGCTGTTTATAATTCAAATTCAAATGCGCAACCGAGTAATTATCTTGGATGTTATGGTGATTCTTCAAATCGTGCTATGGCTATATATAATGAAGGCTCACAACAGTATGATAACGCACAATGTCAGCAAATTGCACAACAATATGATTGGGCTTATTATGGATTGCAAAATTCAACATCCGGAACAAATGCTCAATGTTTTGTAAGCAATGATTTACAACAAACAATGGAATATGGACCAGCAACTAATTGTACTCAAATATCAGACGGTTCTTGGAGTGGTGGAGGATGGTCCAATGCGGTGTATAATACAACTGCGCCAAATAGTAATTATTTCTTAGTGCTTCAAGATGACGGTAATTTGTGTATATATAGAGGAACAAGTCCTAATGATAATCAAGGTGGAATATGGTGCACTATGACAAATGGACTCTTACAAGATGCAAACCCACAATATGCTGCAGCAAATGGAAAATACGGTCAGAATTATATTGTAAGCGGCTCTACATTAGCTCCAGGAGATTTTGTTGGTTCAACTAGTGGAAACTTAGCTTTAATAATGCAATCGGACGGCAATCTTGTTTTATATACCTTCTCGATGGTTTCAAATTGTCAAAAAATGACAGATGGAAATATTGGAGGTGGAACAGGAGCAAACGCGTTATATAACATTGGTCAAACAGCATATCCAAATAATATGAGCCAATTAGCTTATATAGACCAAAATTCAGAATTGCATACTTATCCATCTGACAATACACAGTATTCAAATTCATATACATTAATGCCATCAATGGATAGTGAAGGAAATGATATACCAGGTGCTACTTTTGGTAATGCTACAGTTCAAGATTGTCAATCTAGTTGTAATGATAGTCAAGATTGTGCTGGTTTTGCTTTTAGCAACAATGTTTGTTATCCAAAAACTTCAAGTATGTATCCAAACGGAGCTATGCAACTGAACTCAAATGTAAATCTATATGTTAGGGAAAAATCACCTATTTCTCCTCCTATTGGAGTTTCCAATTCTGTAAATAATATTGATTCAATTACATATAAAAATTATGTTAATGGCGGAGCCCTAAAGAACCAATACGGTTTATCAAATGCTACAAGTTTACAAAAGCAACAACTTCAACAATTAGAAACACAAATGAATTTACTTACTAATCAACTTAACGAATTAACTGATAAATTCAGCTCTGGGACAAATAAAGCGCAACAACAATCAAGTGAAAATGTTACAGGAATTCAAGATTATTTACAAGGAATTAAGACAACGACTCAAAAAATCAAAGGTTTTAATAATACAGTTGAACATATATTAAGTGATAGTGATATTAATGTTTTACAAAAAAATTATACTTATTTATTTTGGAGCATTTTAGCAACAGGAACCGTATTAGTATCTATGAATCTTTTAAAAAAATAAATTTAAATTAGATTATATAATTATCTTCTTATATTTTATATAAATGTCTGGTATGCCTAATATATCTCAAAACAATGAGCAAATACTTAATGATATACAATCATTACAACAAATGGAACAACAACTTTTTAATAATTTAGAAACAAATACAACCCTTACTCCTCAACAACAACAACAAATTGTTGAAAAAATGAACCAAATTTCTAATATGCGTATAAATTTATACCAAACATTAAGTGGCGTTAATGGATTTTACCAAAATGCATTATCGTCATCTATAGGAACATTGCAAGAACAAACAGTAGCTATTGGAATTGTTGAAAAAGAATTAAACCAAGCCAAAAAACGTTTAGAAATGATGGAAGCTGAGAGAAATAATAAAATTCGTCTTGTCGAAATTAACGATTATTATGGAGACAAATATGCTGAACATTCTCAGCTTATGAAAATTATAATTTTTACACTTATTCCCGTGATAATTTTAGCAACTTTGAATAATAAAGGTATCTTACCTAATACAATTTACTATATTTTAATTTCAATTGTCTCTGTAATAGGTGCATATTTCTTTTGGGTTCGTTTTGCTTCTATAATTACACGTGATAATATGAATTATCAAGAATATAATTGGTATTTTACTCCTGATAGTGCTCCCACTGGAACTTCTACAACATCTTCTTCTGACCCATGGGTATCAACAACTATGACTGGAGTATGTATTGGAGAATCTTGTTGTTCTACTGGTCAAACTTGGGACGCTTCATTGAATCAATGTATAGGTGATTCAACTGTTACCGAAACTTTTATAACCGAATCAATGATTAACAACGTTTTAACAAAAAAACAACCCGGAAAATATAAACCAGATGTTAATATAGGCAATATAAATTATGGTCAATCTCAAAGTTTTATTAATAATTCTAAAATTAAATAGATTTACTCTTTAAATTCTTATAGTTGTATATAGTAATGGGAACCCAATTTGATATGAATAACTTTAACGCAATGATAAGCCAAGCTTCAGATGCTATATTGTGTAATTCAGAATGTAGAAAACAAAGGCAATCTGACACACTTCAGCAGAATTTATTTGATGCACAAATAAACTTAAAAACTTCTTCTAATCAAGTTCAAGTAGCAGAAAAAAACTATATTACATTTTCTCAAGGAACTGCTGCTTATAATGATTTACTTGATAATCAGTTACAACAAAAAGCTGAAATAATTAGTGATAAGTTTTTGCAAAATTTTGATGAAGAATCTATACAAATAAATAGTCAAATAAATACATATTCTGGATTGTTAATTAATTTTAGAAATATTGTAGATTTATTTAAAAAATATTTGGTAGAAAATACTGAATTAAAAAAAGAATTGAAGGTTGAGTCCAACGAGGTTCTTACAAATGAACGCAAAACATATTATGAAGACCAAAATATTAGCAATCTTGAAAAAATTTATTTTTACTTCCTTTTAGTTATTTATATAATATTTGTAATTTCATTTGGAGTTTTCTCTATAATATTTCCATCACAAACTAGTTGGAAAGTTCGTTTAGCTATATTTATATTTTTAATTGCACTTCCATTTTTTTCAACATGGATTTTAAGTGTATTTATTTATTTAGTTTATGAAGGTTATAATTTATTGCCAAAAAATGTGTATGGACAAAAAAATTATTAGTGTAAAATATTTTACATTTTTGTATGCCGTAAAAAGCAGTGTTTGAAATGTGTCATAACTTGTGAAAAAACGTGTAAAATGAATATAAATATTTTATAACTCAGCAATTATATCATCTTCTTCTTCAGGTTCTACAAATTTAACAAAATGCCATCCTGTAGTTTTACATTGCCCAAATTTCTTATTCATATATTCAAATAGTTCTTCACCCTTTGGCACTCTTCTAGAACCTTGAGTTACTTCATACCATTGCTTAAAACCTTCTTGTAAACCTCTTTTACCAATTTTATCCTTAGAATTATCGGTTTTAATAATTTTCTCACTAATAAATGCTGAAATGTGGTCTTGTCCCTTTCTATACTTGTTAGAAGCATTTAATACAGTATCACAATCTTCAATAATACCATTGGTTTCAAATGCTCTTTTAACTAACATACTCGCAAATACAGGAGCTAATTTTGGTAACTTATCTTTTAAACTTTTATCCTTCATATAAACATAAGGTGTGTCGTCAGTATGAGTTTCACCTTCATCAATAAATTTAGATAAGAAATCACATTTTCGAATTCTTCTCCATGTTCCATCATCATTACTTTCAATATCAAATAAATTATTTGTACAAACAACTAAACTAAATTGTGGTTCAAATATTTCTGATTCTGAATATAATCCTCTTGCTTGTATTGGGTCACCGCCAGTAAGTTCCTTCATAATGCCTTCATTTAATTTTACACCTTTTGACGGTTCTTGCATAACAGCATACCTTACACCCTTTAATTTTAAAACTTCATCCGAAGTTCCGCCAATTTTACCTCTAACATCAGTAACAAGTGTAATTGGAACAGTTCCTTTGTATTCACCTAATGTAACAGACATTAAATCTGCAACAATTGATTTTCCATTTGAACCACTACCATGGTAAACGTTAAATGTTTGATTCTTATTTGCTCCAATTAAGCAACATGCTAAATGGTCTCTCATATATCTATTTAAGTCAGGTATAGGGAACAATTTATTCATAAATTCTTCAATTTCTACAACAGTCTTTTTAAATTCTTCATTATTTTCGTCATACGGAATATAGTTAATTTTTGTAGATTTTGTTATATAATCTTCTGGATATCCTTCTCGGAAAATTTTATTGACAAAATCTATTACACCATTATTAAAGCATAACAAATACTTATTTGTATCCATACTTCTAACAAATTCTCCATCATAAAATATTTCAGCAGCTTCACGCATAATATGGTCTTTATCAGATGTTTTTTTAAGTTTAATACTAATCTCTCCAACAATTTTAATTTTCTTTTGTAAAAATGATTTTCTTTCATCATCTTCTTGGTATTCTTGAACTTCGTTTGACAGTTTTTCAATTTTTGATTGAACTAATGTATATAATTCTTCTGAAATTTTTGCCCGAAGAGTTAGTCCTTTATCTGTAACCCATCTATGATTTCTGAATTGATACCAAATACCCTTTTTATCATAACTTACGCAAACATACACGTCTCTATACATTTTCTTTAAAACCATAGCAATGTCATATTCAGTTCCAGTTTCAAATGCTTTTTCTAGAAAATAATCTATCGTATTTTGTTTAATTTTTTCATATTCTTCTAAATTATCTTTTCTTACCCAATACATAATTGATTTACGAGTTACTTTTATACCATCTTGGTTAGATTTGTGAAATTTTTTCCATAGATTATATAATTCAGGAATGCTATTATAATCAAAATCAGACGCTTTACTTCTTAATTGAACCCATGATAAAAACAGTCTTTCATCAGTATGTTTTAATGCAAATGCTACTTGACGATTTAACATATGAGAACCTGGTGCATAATATTTTTCTGGCAAAGCTTGAGTAAATAAATGTGTTTCTTCAATTTCATACTCACTTGAGTTAAAGTTTTTAAGCATTAAATTTACAGCTTTTTCTAATGTCTCAACATCTTTTATATCATTCAATGAAATATATTCTTCATTTGGATTGTATTCATCATCTTCAACAATTAAATTCATTTTAATTTTACTTGATGCTTTTTTTATCTTTGGTGCTTTTAGACTACCATTTGTTAAACGTTTATTATATTCATCAATTATTTTTGGATTAATTTCAAATTTAGGATTTTTATCATATTGAACTGATAATTTTTCAAAATTGTTTTTTAAATCGAATTTTGAAATTTCTGCTTCGTCCATTTCATATTGTCCATCTACTGGGTCAATTTTCATTATATAATGATGTGTCAATTCATAGGCTTCATTGCCTGGTTTTCTTGACCCAAATAACTGCCAATTTGTTTTACCTTTACTTATTCCTTCATCTAAAACAGAGTCCCAAGAATTTATTAAGGGTAAATCCCAAATCTCTTCTAATTTTGTCATCATTTTATCTCGAATTAATGTTTGCATAATATGGTCTACTTGGATTCCAATTAACATGTGTATTCCATCTTTAGTAAGTGAACCATCTGCTAATCTATTAACATTTTGTTTTTCAAAAATATAAATATCATATGGCTTATTTGGTTCTATTATATAACATTCTTTAAGTACTTCAGCATATTCACATACCATGTCACTTATATGTTCGCTGGAATGTTGTCTTTTAGTTACTTCATAATTATATCTAAAATCAAAATCAACAACCATAGGACCTCCTGTTTCTAACTGTTTTTCTGTCAAATATTCTCTACGCTTTTTTACAAAAATACTATCGTAATATAAGCTATGAAATATACTCAATTCTTCCTTTGGTATTACATATGCGCCTGCATATATGTTCTGTTCTTTGTTGGGAATTCTTGTATGAGTAATACTTATAGTGTCAGTAGTCTTACTTTCAGAATTCTTAGCACTATGCTTTGCCAAAAATTCGTTCAAGTCTTTAAATTGTGATTGTGATGCCATTGCTATATTCATTGTTAATATAATATACCAAGATTTTTCTATTTCATTTTTTTTAAAATTCAATAATTTAAAAATATTGTTTTTTATAAAAGATATTTAAAGACAAAAATATTATTTTAAAAACAGGTTTAAAAATACATGTTATAACCTATATAAAGAATGACAACTTTTATATCCAAAGAAACTATTAATAGATTATTAAAGGATATTAAACAAATTATGAAAAATCCTCTTAGTGAAAATGGTATATATTATATACACGATGATTCAGATATGTTAAAAGGTTACGCACTTATTATTGGACCATCTGATACACCATACTTTGGTGGTAACTATTTTTTTGAATTTAATTATCCTAGTGATTACCCTCATAGTCCACCAAAAGTAAAATATTGGACAAATGGTAATAATATTAGATTTAATCCTAATTTATATATTTCTGGAAAAGTTTGCATTTCGCTTTTGAATACGTGGAGGGGAGACCAATGGACTTCTTGTCAATCAATATCTACTATTCTTTTAACATTATGCACATTACTATGTGAAAACCCATTATTAAACGAACCGGGTGTCAATAATGTTCACCCTGATATAAAAAATTATGATGAAATAATTCAGTTCGCAAATTTAGATATATCTATATGTGATATTGTTCAGAAAAAGACAGGCGTTTATATGCCATTTTTTGAAAATTTTTATCCAATTATAAAAGAAAATTTTTTAAAAAATTATGATAAATTTCTTGAATTTGCTAATCAAAAAAATAATAAAATGAATTTAACAGTGAATGAATTTAGAACTGGATTTTATTCTATGAGAGTAGTTGTTGATTATAATAGTGTAATTGAAAAATTAAAACAATCAAAAGAAATAATTGATATTTTATAGAGGTTTTATATAATATTCAATTATTTAAAAGAAAATTGAAATGAATAAATAATTTAAAAGTATATTATATATTAAAAGATGCACTTCTGTTCTAACTGTTCTAATATGTATTACATTCGCATTAATAGCGATGACCCAAATAAGCTTGTATATTATTGTCGTAAATGCGGTAATGAAGATAAATTACTTGCTATAGAAAATGTTTGTGTATCAAAAACACAAATTAAAAAATCTGAACAAACATTTAGTCATATTATTAATAAATATACTAAGCTAGACCCCACATTGCCTCGTATTAATACTGTTTTATGTCCAAATAATGACTGTGAAACTAATAAAGAAGGGGTTGCAAGAGAAATTATTTATATTAGATATGATGATAGTAATATGAAATACATTTATTTATGCTCTACATGTAATACTGTTTGGCAAACTAACGAAACTGCATAAAAAACCTATATTGTGTATTTACAATATATATTGATTTATTTTTATTTTTAAAGAAAATTGAAATAAATATTTAAAACTATCTTTAGATAATATAGTAACAATGAGTGAAGACGAATATTATTCCGATGGCAATTCTGAAATTGACAGTTCCGATAATGAAAGTATTCCTGATACAAATAAAAAACCATTATTTAAACCATCTTTAAGTATTAAGACAATTGAAGGAGCTGGATATAATTCTGAAGACGATTCTATAATAGATGATGCAGATAATGATGATTTAGAAGATGAAGAAGAGCAAATTGGTGGTGTTGGTGATGATGAACCTATAGAAATTCAATATGATGAAGATGATGCTGAAGAAGAAGAAGAAGAAGATAATGATAGTGATAGTGATATAGAAATAGATGAAGACGGAGAGCATATTGAAAAAATTTCACCGCAAAAATCAAAAATGCATACAAAATCTAAAACCCAACAATTAATTATTCAAGATGATGATGATGATGATGATGAAGATGAATATGATGAAACTTATTTGCAAAAATTTGATAATGAAATTGTTAAAAATTATATATCAGAATTTCATCCAGAATGTTTAAATAATAACTATGACGAAATTCAAAAATTATCTATTGTAACTAGAGGTTCTGATGGTATTATTATAGACCCATTACATAGAACTATACCATATTTAACAAAATATGAAAAGGCAAGAATTTTGGGACAAAGAGCCAAACAAATCGAAACTGGTGTTAAGCCCCTTGTTAGTGTTCCTGATAACATAGTTGATAGTTATATTATAGCTGAATTGGAGCTTAGAGAGAAAAAAATACCATTCATAATTAGAAGACCTATTCCTGGGGGAGGTTGTGAATATTGGAGCTTAAAAGACCTTGAGTTTGTTGCATTTTAATAAATACATAATTAAATAAAAATAAAATAAATAATACTTTTTTATTTTTATTTAAAGCCATAAAAATAAAATAATTATGTTTATGACACCATTAAAAAAAATATGTGAATATATTTGGATTGGAGGAGATGGGGAAATTAGGTCTAAAACAAGAGTTCTATCTGAATGGATTATTATTAATAATATTACAAATTTTCCAGAATGGAATTATGACGGGTCATCTACAAAACAAGCGAGTAGTGATGGAAATACTGAAATTATTTTAAAACCGTGTAGTTATTATAAAAACCCGTTAATAAAGTTTAACGATTTTCCTTCGTATATTGTTTTATGTGATACATATTACTCAAATGACAATCCACATTCAACAAATTTTAGACATAATGCTTTAAAAGTATTTAAATTAGCAGAAGAAGAAGAACCTTGGTTTGGTTTAGAACAAGAATATTTTATGACTGGTCTTACTATAAATAGCAAACTTATAGATGGTGAGCATTATTGTGGAAAAGTAGAAAGTTATTATGAAATACAAATATCAAAAGAACATCTTAATGCTTGTTTAGAAGCCGGACTGTCTATTTCTGGAATTAATTCAGAGGTTTCAAATTTTCAATGGGAATTTCAGATTGGTCCAGCATTAGGAATAACTGCAGCTGACCAATTAATTGTTGGAAGATATTTACTTGAAAAAATTTCTGAACGATACAATGTTTCAATAAATTATCATCCTAAACCATTTCCTAATATAAATGGTTCTGGGTGTCACATTAATTTTAGCACCTTTGCAACTCGTAGAGAAGATGGAATTGATACTATAAATAATTATATTAGTTTACTTGAAAAAAAACAATCAGAACATATTAAAGAATATGGAGAGTTTAATGATATGAGGTTAACTGGTAAGCATGAAACGTCTAGTTATGATAATTTTTCTTGGGGTATTGGAACAAGAAATACGTCAATCAGAATTCCAAATCAAACTGTAAAGGATAATTGTGGTTATTTTGAAGATAGAAGACCTGCTGCAAATATAGACCCATATAGAGCAACATGTATTTTATTCAAAACTTGTTGCATAAAAGAAGATAATTAAACACTTCATTTGCAATGTAAGTTTTTACATTCATTAATTTTCTACATCTTAACTACAAGTTAATTGATTTTTTATTATTTTTTATTATTTTATTTTAACTAAAATAATAAAAAACACATCAAAATATATCAAAATATATCAAAAACACTACATATATCTAGATAAATTATAAAATTTAGAGTTCATAATTTTCCTTCACATGAAGTGATGAAATTTTTAAATTTTTTCGCAAGACTTTTTTTGAAAAGTGAAAATTGGACATTTTTTTTGTCCAAATTTGAAAATATAAAATACTTTATGTAAAAAAATAATTGTGTGACCATAATTGAAATTTTACGTAAGAACAAAAAAAAATAATTTTTATTTTGTTACTGTAAAATACAAATTATTTTTGAAATAAAAATTTAGAGATTTTAATGTAAACATTATTATATTGACAAATGTTTACAGAAAACTCTCAAAAGTCGCAACAAATATTTTTATGTAATAAGTGTCATTATATGACATGTAAAAAATGTGATTATGATAAACATTTATTGACATTGAAACATACAAATGTTGACATTTTGTTGACAAATGTTTACACAAAGTCGCAAAAAGTCGCAAAAAATAATCACATATGCGAATGTGGTAAAGAATATAAACATAGACAGTGCTTATATGTTCACAGAAAAAAATGCAAGTTTAATTGTAAAAATGAAACTCAAAATATTCATAAAAATAGTATTAATAATAATGATAAACTAGTTGAATATTTAATGAAAGAAAACTCAGAGCTTAAACATATGATAATTGATGTGTGTAAAAATGTAAATACACAAAATAATAACCATTCTTTTAATAATACAAATTCACATAATAAAACATTTAATCTTCATTTTTTCTTAAATGAAACATGTAAAGATGCGATGAATATAATGGATTTTATTGAAACTGTTAAGATTCAGCTAACTGATTTAGAAAAAGTTGGTGAAATAGGTTATGTAGATGGAATATCAAATATTATAGTGAAAAATTTAAATGCTCTTGAAGTAGAAAAAAGGCCTGTTCATTGCACAGATAATAAAAGAGAAATTTTGTATATTAAACATGATAATAAATGGGAAAAGGAAGACGATGAAAAGAAAAAAATAAGAAAAGTCATAAGAAAGGTTGCAGATAAAAATGCAAGATTGCTTCCAAAATTTAAAGAAGCACACCCAGACTGCAGCAAATCATCTTCAAGATATTCAGACCAATATAATAAATTAATAGTTGAATCAATGGGTGGTCCTGGTGATAATGATGCAGAAAAAGAAGATAAAATTATAAAAAAAATAGCAAAAGAAGTTATAATAAATAAATCATTATATTAACAAACAATCGTTTTTGTATTACTTGTAGTTACACAACCTTCTATTTTAGTTTTTGTTATATTTTTAATTTGTGTATAAATTATTTCAACATTTTTCAAACTTTTAATTTTATTTGTGTTATTTTTACATAAAATAGCACCTGTTTTTATTATATGTCTTATATATTTTTTATCAATATCATCTGGTAATTTACATACTATGTGACATGACGATTCGTGCTTCGCATGAAACCATAAATCGTTATCGTTTCCTTTATCTATTACTTCAAAATTTTCGTTTTTATTTTTACCAATATAAAATATTATTTCACTCTTTACACACTGAATGAATATATTTTCAGTCTTCATATCTGTAAATTTATTTATTTATACCCTTGAAGATTTAGATAATTTCAATTTTATTTAATATTTATATTTAATATTAATTTTAAATATTAATTTATATTTAAAATAAATATTAAATATAAATTAATATTTATTACTAATGACAGAATCAAACATTAATGAAAAAATAACAGAAACGATTGCTAATATTTTAAAAAAAACAAAGGTATTTGAAAAACTGAATAGAATAGAAATGTATGCTTTTTCGTTTGTAACTATAACATCTATTTATGGGTTTGTAAATTTATTTTTCAACAATTATCACTATAATAGAAATTATAATAAAAATATCACATATAATGAAAAACACGCAAATAATTATGAAAATATAATTAAAAATTACAACACAATAACATTGTGTATTTTAAAACACAATGAATCACTTGGAGAAAGAATTAATAAACTAGAACGAACACTCGTTTCATTAATTGAAAATCAACAAAAAAAAATAGATGGTAACCCAAATTTACCAACATTAAATAGTGCCAAACATGATATAACTAAAAATGTAGAAGAAAAAATTTATGAAGAAATTAAAAATAATGAATCATTGCTTTTGGAATCAACATATACTCATTTAATTGACAAGGATATTGCAATTGTAAGTGATATAGCAAATGGAAATCATATAGATGTATATAATAATAAAAATAACGTTATATATGAAGCAGATAAAGAATATATAGATTTGATAGATAATTCATACGATTCATTGCCTTGTTTAAATGGAAATAAATTAACCAGATTCAACCGTTTATTTAATTGGGAATAATAAAAACTTAAATAAAATATAATAATATAAACAAATATGACTTCTTGTATTTCAAATATATTGAGTAATATTTATAATTACATGAAAATTCTAATTGATAACTTAGAGTGTAAAAAAAAATCGTATCATGATTCAGACGATGCAGATGAAACTGTATTTTTTTCAAATATGTATAAATCTAAAATACATTCAAATGATTAAATTTATAAAATAATATTATTTTATATTATTTTATATTATTTTATATTATTTTATATTATTTTATATTATTTATATATTATTTATATATTATTTTATATATAGCTTAAAATTTTATCAAATAATAAATATATTATGAAAGTAGCTTTATGTTTTATTATAAATTATGAACATATATTAAATAAAGAAGAATTATGGAAGGAATGGATAGAACCTAATAAAGACATTATAAATGTATATTTTTATTATAAAGATTTTAATAAAATTAAATCTGACTGGATAAGAAAACATACTATTCCTCCAAAATTCATATATGAAACCAGTTATTATTACGTTATTCCAGCTTATATTTCAATAATGAAATTTGCATTATTACACGATTCTAAAAATTCTTGGGTTTGTATGTTAACAGAATCTTGTTGTCCAATCATATCACCAAAGAAATTCAGACATTTATTCTATAAATACTATGAAAAAAGTATTATGTCTTGGAAGGATGCATGGTGGAATCCTGAATTTCATAAGAGAGCAAACTTAGCTAAACTTCCAAAAGAATTGCATCTTGCAAATGACCCGTGGTTTATATTAAAGAGAGAAAATGTATGCCAAATATTGTCATTTATTAATAAACAAAAAGATACTGCACAACTTATTTGTAGCGGCGGATTGGCAAACGAAAGTTTATTTGCTATTATTTTATATTGTTATAATCAACTAGATTTAAAGGGTCCTGTTATATCAGCTGTTACACATATAACAGAATGGTCACGAACAACTAGCGCAACTAGTCCTCATTTGTTTAAAGAAGCAAACGAACAAGATATAATGTTTATTGAATCTTCATTAAAAAAAAATAATTATGCAATATTTATTAGAAAAATTTCACCAGAGTTTCCAACAAAAGTTTTAAAACATTATATTTATGAATATAATTCATTAGAAGAAAAAACATTAATTTTAAAAGAGCCTACTATTTTTATTTATCACAGATGTGTTGGTTATTTATATATGATGCAACCATATATAATTTTTAGTTTAATATTAACAGGTTTTTATTATTTTTTTATAAATTTTTAACATTTCCATCTATTGCCACAAGGAATGCAAGTAACGAATGTAGTCATAGGTTCATCAGCAGACCTAGTTTGCATTTGATAATAAGTGCATTCATTTGCCTTGCACTTACGGCAAGTAAATGTGTCAGTTGCTGCAGCAATATTTGTCTCAAATTTATTTTTATCTCGCTTTATTTTAGCAGTAATTAAATCCGCCCATTTTTCTGGACTAAGCTCTTGGTGTGTCATAAATGCTACAATATGTGGTTTAATTGTTTTTTCATTAATGCTGTTAATTATACTATCATTTAAATTATTAATAATACTGCGTAAATGGTCTATATATATTTGGACAAAATGTTTGTTATCCCATTTCTTCACAATTTTACGTCTTTCAGCTTCCTTTAAAGTATAATTAAATATGCCTTTTTCCAAATTACTACTATTTTTTTCATTATGCAGTTTCTCATTTAACTTTTTTTTAATGTTTGAGCGGAATAATTCAGGTTTTTCGATTTTACGTATAGACATTTTTATTGATTTAATTATTATATTTACATTTATATTTAAATCAATTTTATTTAAAAAATATTATTTGGAATCAGATTCATAATCATATAAATCTTCACTAAGCTCCGAACCAATATCATCTGTTACAAAATCATCTTCTTCATTCACATCGTCTTCGTTTTCTTCAACACTTTCTTCCGTTTCTGAACATGATGCATTTTCTTCAGTATCACTGCTATCAACAACAAACCCATCTTTTAAATAACCTTGTTTTGTTTTCTTCTCTTTCGGAATATTAGCTAATTCATCTTCTTCTTCTTCATCTTCTTTTGCAGTAGTAGCCAAATCTTCAAACCCACCAAATAATTTTTCATAAATTTTATTCCATAAAGGAATACTTAAATTAACATAACATTTACTTCCATCTTCTTTTTTAACGTAAGCTAATATTGCACAACTACCAAAAAATAAATTTGTATCAATTGGAGGTGGAAAATCATATTTATTTTCTGAATTAGACCTTCCTTCAGTTTTTGCATAAACTTGAATAAAATATTTTTTCCCATCAAATTTTGCATTCCATTCAGTTTGTTTTAAAAAATCATCTCCCTTTTTGAAACCACATTTTTTATATAGTTCTTCTAATTTAAAATCTTTAATAGCCAATGTTTTTAAAGACCCTAATCTTTCAACAATTACTATAGTTAAAGGTTGAGACATATTATTTATATTTAATTGAATGGGTTTAAATAGTTTATATATTATTAAATAAATGAGAATATACATTAACAATTTAAATTTGGAAATATTAGATGATATAGCTGATATCTTTAAGAATTATTTAATAAAAACAGAAACAAATTTTGAATTATATACTAATGAAGGCATTTATAAGATTGAAGATAAAAATATTTACTTATTAGATGTAGAAGATAAAGAAGTATCAATTTATGAAAATTATTATAATAATTTTACACTTTTATTAGACCAATCTATTTTAAATAAAAATTTAGTAAAAAGTGTGCATGGTGAAAATCATAGTTTTTTTTTAATAAAAAAAAATGTATATAAAATAAATAAAAATTCAGATATAAATTTAATTATAACATACTCATCTGAAAATCATGAAATAATTCCTTCAGCAAATGATATTTATTTTGAATCTAGTAAAGATATTGATATTAACAACTATTTTGTAAAAAATGAGTTAATTGAGTTTTTATCTATTCTAAACTAATATCATAATATAATATGCTATCTTGGATTATTCAAATTACAGTAATATCAATTGTTTTAATTTTTTTAGTTCATTATCTAATAAATTTTTTTAAAGCGACATTAACTGTACCAAAAATAAAAGATTTAGTAAATACACCAACTCAAAGGTATGAAAATATTTTCAATATTATAAAACAAAATGAAAATGCTTATTCAACCGAAGCATATACTTCTTCAAATGAAGAATATACTTTGATAGATTTATTACCTAAAAAAGAAGAAACAACAATGAAAAATGAATTAAAAAATTTTTTAAAAAAACAGTTGCATAATTCACCAAATGATAAAGAGACTGATATTTCAACATTAGACTCAATATCTAGTCCAAATTCATATGCTTTTTATAAAAATGATTAAACAATATAAAGATAAATGTATAGTAATACACAATATAAATGCTTTCGATTACTGAAAAAGAAAATATATTAAGCATTTTTCCAAATATTAAACTTTCTTATGAGAATGTAATTTATAAGAAAGTTTTAAATTCTGATTATATAGTTGCTATACCCGAAGGCAAAAAATGTTTTGCATGGTTTACATCTATAAATGATAAAATGATATGTTTGATAATGGAATTATCTGAAAATAAACAAATAAATGAACTTAAAATAACTAATGCATGTTTTTCAAAAGAATTATCATATGGAACAATACTATATGGAACTGTATTTAATAAATTAAATAATAATTTCTTCACAATTGAAGATATATTTTCTTATAAAGGTATGGATTTAGAGAGAATAACATGGGGTGAAAAATTAATAAAAATTAACGAACTTCTTAAAAAAGATTTAAAGCAAATAGCGTATAATAATAATTTTATAGTATTTGGATTACCACTCATATGTAAAACAACTGAAGATTTAGAAAAAAAAATACCCAAATTAGGATATAACATAGATTCTATTCAGTTTATTTTGTTTAATAAAGTAAATAATTACTTATTATTGAATTATAAGCAGTATATAAAAAATACAATTGTAAATACACAAAATGCAATTGTAAATACACAAAATGCAATTGTAAATACACAAAATGCAATTGTAAATACACAAAATACAATTGTAAATATTAAACCTAATCAATATATAGATACAAATTCATTTAAAATACCAAGTGTTAAAAACCATATAAAGAGTGAAATAGTATTTAACATTCGGCCAGATATTCAAGATGACATATACCATTTATACTGTTTAAATAGACAACAAACAGAAATAGAATGCGGTATTGCACACATACCAGATTATAATACAAGTGTATTAATGAATAAGTTGTTTAGAAATATTAAAGAAAATTATAATTTAGACGCGTTAGAAGAAAGTGATAATGAAGAAGAATTTGAAAACGAAAATATTGATAAATTTGTTCACTTAAATAAATCCTATAAAATGGTTTGTCAATTTAATTATAAATTTAAAAAATGGGTTCCTATTAAATTAGCGAATCAAGAAAATAATATTATAACCAATGAAGATATTATAAATGTTTATAAAACATATGACCAAAACCAAAACCAAAACCAAAAGAAAAACAAACAGAAATAGAATAAATATATTTATATATTATATGTCAGCAGGTTCTGGAGCTTCTAATTTAGGTTATAGTAATATATCTCCATTAAGTAATATTAATGGAGATTATGTAAATGTAGATAGTTCAAATTGGACAGGCACTTTTGGAACAAATCAAGTTCCTGGTCTTCCAGGTTTAGCAGGTGCAAAGAGTAATATAGATGCTGCGGCAGGAATAGTTCCAGGTATTTGTAATTTTAAGGGTGGAGCAAAAAAACTTAAAAGAAAAATAAAAAATATCACTAAACATTATAAGAAGATGAAGGCAGGAAGTAGAAAAATACAAACTTTAAAACAAAGAATTAAATCTAGAATGGCTTCTAAAAAGGTTTCTAAAAACACGACTAGTAAAAGAAAAACAAGACATAATCGTAATAAAAGACGTGGACAACGAGGAGGGTATCAATACCAAAATAATTTACCAATGACTCAAACTTATCAAGTAGCTGGAGTTACTTTACCAGCAAGTGAATTAGGATTAGCAAACCCTCCACCAATTAATGTTTTACCAAATTGTACTAATTGTATAGACAATTATAATCACTACACAAATACAGGTTTCCCATCAAGAGGTCATTAAATATTTATTCATACAATATAATTTGTATATAATAATTAAATTTATATACAAATCATTTTATAAATTCAAATAAAATAATTATTAAATTTATTTTTTTATGTTTAAAAAACAGACGCCAGCTAAATATTTATCTTTGGGTTTTTTTTCTTCATCTTCATCTATATCTTCATCTTCATCTTCATCTTTTGTAATACTTTTATCATCTGAAATGTTGCTTTTAATAGAAATATTTTTATGTTCCTTTTTAGAACAATTCAAGATTGGATTATATACAACTAACCATTTACTTGTATCGGGTGTATATTTTTTACTATCTGTATAAATTATTTTATAATTTTCTTTTTTATAAAAAGTTTTTCTTTTACGCCATTGGTTTTGAAATAAATCGTGACTATCAATGATGTCAACAACAACAGGACTACTGTGTTTCTCTCTAAGAATACGACCCACACTTTGTTCAATATCTGTTTTTGGAGTTGCCATTATTAATGTTGTAAGAGTTTTTATATCAAGTGCTTCAGCTGCCATGGCATAAGTAGCTATAACTACTTTTTTCCCTTCAGTTTCTTTCAAAGCAGATTCTTTCATTCCACCAACATAATATCCAACCGTTGCTATATTTCTATGTGATATTGCATCATGTAAATATTTAAGAATATTTTTATTATGTGCAAGAATCATAACTTGTTGATTTTTATTAATAGAAAGCATATCAGTAAGAACCTTAATGATAAATTCACTTCTACGATTATACTCACATAACTTTGATATCATGGTACTATACGCAGGATTTCCTCTATAATCTACTTTTACTTCATTAAATTCTTCATCATCAACGTCATATTTAATAGCATGAACTATAACATTCATTGGTTCATCTCTCTTTCCCTTAAAAATTACTTCGCCCAAAAACATTTTAAAAACTTTTGTGGTTCCATCCTTACGATTCATTGTTGCAGATAACCCAAGCATATATTTTGTTACCAATTTGAATAATGAGTTAGAAAAAACTTCACTAGAAATATGATGAACCTCATCTATAATTGTAAGACCGAAACTTTCAAAGGTAGAAGCAGGATATTCCTTCATAGAAAGACTTTGAAGCATACCAATAACAATATCTTTATTATCAATGTCGATAATAGGACCTTGGATTTTGCCAACGCGAGCTGTAGGTAGAAATTGTTGTATTCTCTCTATCCATTGATTCATTAAAAATTCTTTATGAACAATTACAAGTGTTTTCTTATGAAGTTTTGATAATATATATAAAGAAGCAGATGTTTTGCCCCAAGCGCAAGGAAGCTCTAATAGTCCTCCTCCATATTTAACAATATTACAATAATCTATAAATTTATTTACAACTGGTTCTTGGTAATCTCGTAATATTCCAGCAAACTCTATATTTATATCATTTCCCTCTGAAACCTTATATTGTTTAGGAATACCATATTTTTCAACTCCATAATAATGTGGAACATAAAATTTATTTGCTGATTCACGATATGCTGGAAAAGTTTTTTGGTCATTATTCATTGGTGACCCCATAACAAATGGTTTTATTGTTAAATCATTTCTTATTTGTTTTTGTTGTTCTATAGTAAGTTCGTTTTTAGCTATTGTAAAACCTTTTTGTCCTAAATAAGTATTGAGTTTCATTATATGTTATATTATTTAGTAATATATGTTTATATCATTTTGTTAAAGTTTTTAAAAGGTTTAATAAATAAAAATCTATCAATATGATATATGGAAGGTTTTTCAAGTTTATTTAAAAAAGAACACATGGGTGAATTAGTCTTAATAATATTGTTTATAATCTATTTAATAGTCGGATATAAGACTCCTGAACCAATTGCTAATATGATTGATTCTTTAATTGGAAAAATTGTTATATTCATTATTGTAATTTATTTATTTATGAATTTTAATCCTATTTTAGCTGTATTATCGCTTTTTGTAGCTTTTGACCTAATTCGTCGTTCTTCAATGGCAACAGGATTAGATGCTCTTCAAAAATATGCACCTTCTGAACAAAAAAAGTCATCGCAATTTAGTGCATTTAATCAATTTCCATACACTTTAGAACAAGAAGTTGTTGCTAAAATGGCACCTATTGCTAAATCAGGGTCTTCACTATCTCAAGCTTCGTATAAACCTTTAATAGACAATCTTCATGATGCATCACCTCTAAATTAAAATAATTAGTAAATCAAAATATAAAAAATTATTAATTATTTTTATATTTTTTACTACTACAACGATTTATATATTAAGTATCAAAACTAGACATTTTTGGAAGCTCTGGCAATTTTGTTGAACCTGTGGTAATAAAATTATAAACATAACCTAAACCTATAAAAATTATTATAAATAATATACATCCAACTACTATTTGGATTACTAAAACTGCGGTTGGACTATCTAACATATTTGAAAAATCATATGACGGAGTATTTTTAGAATATTCTACACTAGTTTCTTCTTCCGATGAACCGGTTGGCTTACAAGAAATATATATGCCATCTCCTATAGTTCCACTTGAATTTGGACCACTTGAATTTAAAAATAATGAGTTTCCTGTCATTGGAAGTGGATATGGCTGTATAATTTGACTAAGAGTTGTAAGAGTTGCGCTATTTAATGGTATAGCAAATAAAATTCCAAATACAATCCATTCATTATTATTGCTGTCAATATAATTATAAAATGGTTTGCTTGGAACAATTGATTGTAAAGTAAAACCATTTAAATTTAGATTTGTAGAGTTGCCTTCACTTGGAGCATTTGTTCCACACGCTTCAATAATTTCTGTTATGAGAATTGTTGCATTGCTAGTTTCACTTGAAGAAATTATTGGTATAGCTACATTCAATTGGTTTCCACCAAGTTCGGGAGTATGTTCAATTATAATTTCTGCAGCAGACTGTGAACCATTAAATGTATGAAGTGAAGGACACACAATCATTATATTTGATACAGTGTATTTTTGATTATTAAATAAAACAGGTGGAACCGAGCTATTATCATATGTTAAACTTAACATAACTCCGTTATTTGTAGCAGTTGAATTACTTTCTGAATATTTAAAATTGTAAGCACATTTTAAATCACATTTGCCTGAAATATTTTGAGGTGATATATTTATATTTGAACTACTCATTAATATAACTATATAAATAAAATATTAATTTATTTATATAGAATGAAATTAACTAAAGGAAAAATATCAAAATTATTTAATAGAAAAAAACAAAGTATGAAAAAAAAGAATAATAAGAAAAAAACGTCAATTCGAAATAAGACATTTAGAAGAAAAAAAGGAATAAATTTAGCTAGAAAAACATTAAAAAGACACTATAGCAAAAAAAGAGGTGGAGCATATGAACCTGACTATGAATCATTGCCTAAAGAAGAAAACTCTACTATGGAAACAGAAGCGAAACCATTGGACGAAACTGAAGAGAAACCAATCGACGAAACTGAAGAGAAACCAATCGACGAAACTGAAGAGAAACCAATCGACGAAACTGAAGAGAA